AGAGACAGTAATATGACAGCCTATGCGGAAACTGAAATCAACTTAGGTTTTGTGGCGGGTCGTGAGGTTATTTTGCGAGCTGGGCAGACTGGTTTGGATTATATGTTGGAGCTTTCAAAGCTAAAACTTTGTAATGATACGGTTGAGGAAATTGCAGAATTTTTGGCAGCGAAGGGGTTTGACCCTGATAATTGTGCTCTAGGTGGTGGTTCTGATACGGCTTATGAGTTAAGTGAGGCAGAGTTTGAAGCGTATTATAAAAAATCGCAAAAATTATTATTACCACAATATTTTGAAGCATTTTGGCAAGGATACCCTATAAAAAAAGCTAAAGAAAAAGCGTTTAATGCTTTTATCAAAGCTTCTAAAAATACAAGTATTTTTGCTATTCTGGAAGGTCTGGAAAAATATAAAAAGTCAAAACCTCACTATCAAGATTGGATGCATGCTAGCACTTTCTTAAATCAAGAAAGATGGAAGGATGAATATCCGTTAATAGCGAACAACAAGGTAAATACAAATGTCCAACATAATAGATTTGAAACAAAATACTCACCTAGCCAAGCAGACAGGCGGTCAATTGGCGATAGAGTCGCAGATAGAATGCTTGAAAGAGCTCGTGAACTCCAAGAGCAGGAATTTAACCTATAGATTGGTAGATAGCCCGTATAGGAGTTATTTAAAAGTATTTAAAGATGATATGGCGCTATCTGACAAAGAACGAAGCGAAATGCTGGCTCAGAAAGAATTTCTAGAGACTATATTGGCTGATAAAGCTACGATAGAAGAATTATCTAAAGTATTTAGGATGCTATCTAGTGCTATGGTTACAATCAATAACGTTAATACAGATAATATGTGCGACGCTTATTTACTGGCTTTAAGTGGTTATTCGTCTTGGGCGATAAAAAAGATGCTTAGTAACTATTTAAAGGGCAAAACTGATAGCAAAGACAAGCGATTTTTACCATCTGCGCCTGAATTATCTGTGCATTGCGATAAGTTAGAAATGGAAGTTAAAAAGGTCTTTAATATTCTCAAAAATTATTTAGAGATGGAAACATATTCACAGTCTAAAGAAAAACGCCGGCTAGAATTACAATTACTAATAAAGACTAAGGAAAAATTAAAATTAGCAAGCGCATAGACAATAAAAAAATGAAAAAAGATGAATCTGAACTTAGAAAAGACATAGAGCGCGCTATAGCAATAAGAGCCAAACATTTAGGAATAACCTTAGACATGGCAAAAGACCCACGCTCTGTTACGGTTGTGGGAAGAATGTTTTTGCGTAAGGAGATTACTAATATGGAGTTTAATGCGGCACAATATTTTTATTATTTACATAACGAGTATTTTAGGGCAAAAGGTTATCCTAGTGCTGTTTATCCTAATGATAAACATGTGGGTAGAAATTATGAAGAGGCGATGAAAGTTTTTAAAAAAGTCGAAGCAAAATATATAGAACTTTTAAAATCTTTAGTCCAAGCCAAGCAAAAAAATCCACTTGTTGTTAAAGCATTACAAAAAATTGTGCTAGATAATCAAGAAGTGTCTGATTTATTTAAACCACTAAAATTAGCCTTAGAGCACTTAGAAAAATACTTTAATTTAAGGAGAAGAAAATGGATAAATTAACTAAATTATTTGACATTAATGTAATAAACATAGCCGTTCTTAGTGCTGGATGTTTTATTTTTGGCATTGAGCCCATTATAATAAGCTTTATAATGTTTACTGCTATGAAAAGTCAATATAACGTGCAGAGTAAATGTTCAATTAAACAAAATTAGCATGAATCTCAATTCAATTTCTTGCTGCCTTATTGTTTCGTAGCTTTTTCTGCTAGAAAAATTTAGTGCTAAATTAAATTTGTTCTTTTTTGACAACATATCAAAATAATATATAATTAATATACTAAGAAGCGATACCTATTTTTTGAGAATTTAATTTATTTATAAGGTAGGTGGCTATAGCTGAGGTCTAACATGAACAGTTTAATTTGGGATAAAATTAATGATAGATTTTGAAACTGAGGTAGAAGCAGCTTTAGAAAAACTCTTACAAGACCCTGATTGCACGGTACGAGAGATTTTGGCATCTGGATATCCAGTTTACTATAAGCAAGAAGGCGATATTACCAACAATGGTATTTTAGTTAAGGAGTATCCAGACGGCCGAAAAGAACTTATAGAGGTCGATCCAGACAGTGATGAATATATTGAAAGAGTTATAAAACAGTTATGAGTAAAACCCCTACATTATTTATTTTTGCTGGGGTTAATGGGGCTGGCAAATCTACTTTATCGGCAAAAATTATCAACCAGGGCTTAGAAATTGTCAATCCTGATGTTATCGCTGCTATGGAAAAAATTAGCATGATACAAGCAGGAAAAAAAGCTTTAAAACAAAGAGAAAATTTATTAAAATTAGGCAAAAGTTTCGCAATAGAAACAACATTAACCGGTAAAGGCGAAATTAATTTTATTAGAAAAGCTAAGGATGCTGAATTTAAAATATGTATATTTTATATTATTATAAAAGAAGTTTTACAGTCTAAAAATCGTGTAGCTTTAAGGGTTGCTCAAGGCGGGCATTTTGTACCAACAAAAGATATTAACCGCAGATTTAATCGAAGCTTAGATAATTTAAAAAATGTGTTAGATATTACCGATAAAGCTTACATTATTGATAATAGTATGAAAAATAGGAAATTACTTGCTAAATATTCAGAGGATACAGTTGTTTTATCACGTGTAATTCCTAACTGGATAAAAAAATACCTAATAATTTAAAAATCTTATTGACAATCCAATGATGCTGTGCAATATTGTAGTTCTGCGGGCAGTATAGCTGCGCCTTTATACCTATTTAGTTTTAAAACCCCTCAGGCAAATTTGTCTGGGGGGTTTTTGTATTTGGAGGGTTTGTTTGTATGGCAAATATAGTAACAAGCTATAGCGTAGATTTTGGAGATAAGTTTATTAAATTTATGGAGCAAGGCTTTAGTATTACAGCTGTGGCTGGCATGCTTAATATTGGGCGCTCTACTGTTTATAAATGGGAAAAAGACCATGCAGATTTTAAAGAGGCATTGGATTTAGCTCGAGCTAAACGCCTTTTTCATTTTGAAAAAAAGTTAATGGAATATAGCGACATGGGTAAACCTATTACGGGTACTATTTTTGCATTGAAGAATATTTCTCGAAAGGAATGGGGCGAAAAACAAGCAGATGACGAGCTAGCTATTTTTAGGCATATTAAATTGATCGATGTTAATGCAAAATAAAGTTAACATTACTATTATACCAAAATTAGCACCTTTATTAACATCTTCAAAACAAATGCGAGTTCGTGCAGCTTATGGTGGTAGAGGCTCAGGTAAAACAAGGTCATTTGCCTTGATGAGTGCGATAAGAGGATTATTACTTGGCAGCCGCGGCATAAAAGGTACGATATTATGCGCTAGGCAATTTCAAAAAAGTTTAGCTGAAAGTTCACTTGAAGAAGTAAAAAGGGCAATAGAAACTTACCCTTTTTTGCAAGACTATTATGAAATTGGAGAAAATTACATAAAATCCGAAGATGGCAATATTAAATACAAATTTGTAGGTTTGGCACGTAACTTATCCTCGATTAAATCTATGGGACGATTATTGTTAGTTTGGGTTGATGAAGCGGAACCTGTAACGGAGGAAGCTTGGCGCACTTTAGTACCAACTTTAAGAGATGAGAGACATGATTGGAGCACCGAGCTATGGGTTACTTGGAATCCTTTGCGGGTTAATGCAGCGGTTGAAAAAAGATTTCGCAAAGAAGCAATAAAGGTAAATTGGCAAGATAATCCATGGTTTCCAGCTATATTGGATGAAGCAAGAAAAAAAGATTTAAATGAAAGGCCAGAATATTATGATCATATTTGGGAAGGTGAATATTTAAGAGCTGCGGAGGGGGCTTATTATAGCAAGCAGTTGGCTCAAGCTTCAACACAGGGACGCATTGGATTTTGTGCTGCAGACCCTTTACTACCCATTAAAGCATTTTGGGATATTGGCGGAACTGGGGCCAGTTCTGATGCAACGGCCATTTGGATAGCACAATTTATTGGGCGTGAAATTCGTGTGCTTAGTTACTATGAAGCACAAGGCCAAGCTTTAAGTGAACATATAGGTTGGTTGCGTAATAATGGTTATAGTAATGCTTTGATGGTGTTACCCCATGATGGTAAAACAAAAGACAGGGTTTATGACGCAAGCTTTGAGAGCGCGTTACGATCGGCTGGCTTTAATGTTGAGGTAATAAGCAATCAAGGGGTAGGTGCCGTAGCTATGAGAATTGAAGCGGTAAGGCGGCTATTTCCTATGATGTGGTTTAATAAAGCTACAACATCTGCAGGCTTAGAAGCCTTAGCTTGGTACCATGAAAAGAGAGATGAGGCCCGTTCTATTGGTTTAGGCGCTAACCATGATTGGTCGAGCCATGGTGCTGACGCTTTTGGACTGATGGCAATAGCATATGAACAACCGAAAAAACCACGCAATAACTCCTATGAATATATAGCTAATAACAGCTGGATGGCTGGTTGATGGATTTAGAAGATTTAACCGTAAAATTACAAAATTGGTTCCGGCAAGATTATGAAGCGCAGAGTGATTGGCGCGCCGCAGCAAGAGAAGATTATGAATTTTATAATGGTCATCAGTGGGCTAACAAAGATATAGCAACCCTGCAAAATCAAAAGCGCCCTGTTATGACCTTTAATCGCATCGCTCCTATCATTAATGCAGTGGTAGGCTCTGAACGTAATAATAAGCGAGAAATTCGATTTATACCAAGACATGTTGGCGAAGCTGCAGCCGATGAAGTTTTAAGCAATGCCGCACAATGGTTTATGGATGAAGCAGATGCTGACTATGAAAATAGTTCGGCTTTTAGTGACGCTGTTATTTGTGGAATGGGATGGGTAGAAACTCGTATAGATTTTGAAAATAGCCCACAAGGTAACCCATATGTAGCAAGATTAGACCCCTTGAAAATGGTATGGGCGCATAATAATCACAAAGCAAATTTAATTAACGCTGAGCGCTTGTGGTATGTAGATAAAAAACCGGTTGAAGAAGCAAAATTAATGTTTCCTGAAGTTGCAGTTGAAGATTTAGACGCCAACTGGTTTGGGCTAGAAAATATTAGTGAAGATAGCAAAGATGTTGTAACCCTGATAGAATGTCGTTGGTTTGAAAGAGAATATTTTTATTTAACCCAAACTGGCGAGTTAAGCGCTGAAGAATATAAAGCAGATTCAAACATAAAAGCAACTAGACTTACGCGAAAAGTAGCTAAAAGAGCATTTTTAGGACGACGTGTATTGGCTGAGCCAGATACACCATTAGCTCCTAAAGGGAGTTTAGGATGGGAATGCATAACTGCGTATATAGACAAGACCAAACACCAATTTTATGGTTTAGTTCGCTCTCTTAAAGATGCGCAAAGATGGTCTAATAAATTTTTTAGTCAGATAATGTTTATTATGAACGCCCAGGCAAAAGGCGGCATAATGGCTGAGCGCGGAGCTTTTGATGATGATAGGCAAGCAGAAGAGAGTTGGGCACGAGCTGATAATATTACCTGGCTTAAACAGGGTGGTACAATGCGTATAGTGCCAAAACCTGCACCCAGTTTTCCAACGGGTTTTTTTCAATTATTTGAAGAATGTAAACAATCTTTTAGCTCTATAAGTGGTTTATCACCTGAGTTTATAGGCACAAGAGAAGTAAATCAGGCTGGAATTTTAGAAAATACACGTAAGCAATCTAGCCTAAATTTACTAGCTGAAATATTTGACAACTTACGACGCTATAGAAAACGCCAAGGTTTAATAATTTTACATTTATTGCAGAAATATTTAAATGATGGGCGTTTAATGCGAATAATATCACAAGATAAAATCCAGTATTTACCCCTAACAGCACAAATATTACAAAATCAAGAATATGACGTAATTGTAGATGATGCTCCAACAAGCCCTAATGAAAAAGAGCGTAATTTTGCAATTATACAGCAATTAATGCCAATATTACAGCAATATATGACACCAGAAATGGGGCTAGAATTATTAAATTATTCACCATTACCAGCATCATTGGTAGAAAAATTTAAAAACATTTATGGAAATAGGCAACAACAGCCTAACGAGCCTAGTCCGCAGATGCAAAAACATGAAGCTGAATTAGCAAAAATAAATGCACAAACCCAAGCCATAACTCAAAAAGCTGCAATTGACATGCAAACTACAATGCATAAAGCGCAATTAGATTTGCAAAAACAAATTATGGAAAATGAAGCGCAATCTCAACGTACAGCAGCTGAACAAGAGCGCAACCGAGTTTTGAGCGAAAAAAATCAAATAGAATTATTAAATAAATAGTAGGTAAAAATGGATAGCGAAAATATAGAAAAGGTCGAGCCACAAGAACAAGAGAATGAGATAGAAATTTCACAACCTCAAGACCAAGAAAAGCAAATTGAACCTGAAACAGAACAATTAAAAAAACAAATAGAAGAAAAAGAGCAAAAAATAAATGAAATAGAACATCAACAATTTTTAAGCCAATTAAAAGATGCTTTACCAGATCCAAACAGCAATCCACAAGAATATGCAAAGGCATTAAACGATTTAGAGGCTGCTTTATTACGACAAGAAATTTCTGAATATAAAAAACAAGAACAGCACAGTAAATTACGTTCATATTTAACGCAAAATAGTGAAGCATTTGCTCAAGAACAAAGCGACTACAAACAGGCTATGCAAGCTTTATATGATAGTCGTGTTCAACAATACCAAGCGAGCGCTGTAATTGATGCGCGGATGCAAGACCCAAATTATGTAAATAATCTTATAGGGCAAGAATTAGAGCAAATATGCCAAATATGCTTCGATAAGCAAGAAAATCCTGCGAAAATACTTTATCAAATTGCAAAAGCTTCTGGCTATAAACCTACTATTGTACATGATAATACCGCTAAAATAGAGGCTATTAATGCTTCGAAAACTTTAGCTAGCACGTCTAGCGCAAACACCGCTAAACTAACCCAAGAATATTTAGCCAATTTAAACGACGAAGAATTTGAGCAGCTATATACAAAAAACAAACAATTAATTCACAAACTTAATCATAGGAGAATATAAATGGCAACAACCATAACACAAGATTTTGACCCAAATGCTGCTAAAATATGGTCTAAAACTCTTTCGGTAGAAGTATCAAATTATACCGACATTAAGCCCCTTATAGGTAAAGATAGCAACAGTATTATTCAATTGCAAGATGTTGCGCAAAAGCAGGCTGGCGACACTATTACCTATAGCTTGGCCACAGAATTACTAGGTTCTGGCGTTAGTGAAGGTGAAACCCTAGAGGGTAACGAAGAAGCTATGTGCCTTTTATCAGATAGCTTAAGAATAAATGAATTAAGGCATGCTACACGTATGCGAGCAATAGGAACCATAGATAGACAAAGATTAGCTTTTGATATTCAAAATCCAGCCATGCAACAATTAATAAGCTGGTATGGTAAACGACTTTCTTTAATGGCTTTTGTACAATTATGCGGTTACACATCTCCTTTAATGTTTATAAATGGTCGCGAAATACGGCTTAGCTTAGCAGATAAAGGTAATAATGAGGTATTGGAGCCAAGTAAATATAATATCATCCGCCCCAATAACAAAAATTCAGACAATGAACTAAAGGAAAATGATAAATTTGATTTACGGCTAATAGATGAAGCTGTTTTGCGCGCAAAAACAATGAATATAAAACCTATAAGATTAGAGGGTAAGGATGTGTATGTTATGTATTTACATCCATCTCAAATAAAGGATATGCGTACAAATACTGATACTGGTCAATGGTTAGATATACAAAAAGCTGTTTCATATAGTAATAAAAATCCTATATTTGATGGTTCTATGGGACTTTATAATGGGGTAGTTTTACGTGAATCTAATTATATTACCAATGGTATTGATGCGACTACTAATGGCTATATCGAAAATACTAGAAGAGCAGTTTTGTTAGGTGCACAGGCTGCTATTATCGGTTATGGAAGGTCAGGTGGAGCAAACCGTTATACTACTAAAACTGAATATTTTGATTATGAACATGAAGTAGGTATAGCTATTTCAACCTTAATAGGTTTTAAGAAAACCCGATTTATGTTGCCTAATAGTAAATTTGGAATGAAAGATTTTGGAGCAATGGTAATTTCTACCTATGCAGATAGTGGTTTACCAAAAACAAAATAAAGGAACAAAATAAATGATACAATCATATATGCCAGCCCCCTTACAAAGCCGTAATACGCATTTACAATGCACAATGTGGCTACGTAAAGAAATAAACTCTACAACCGCCTCTGATATTATAGGTTATTTACCAAGCAAAGCAATTATCTTGCGGGCTTATACTTATATAGACATACCTTTTGAAGTAAAAACTATAAAAACCATGGCTGAACCAAAGCCTCCTCTAGATCTCATCAAAATAAACTTACTATTAAATGGTACAAAAATAGGTGAAGCGCCGTTAGATAAAAACGGACTACACGAAATAAATCTAAGCACAGAACTAGAGGTGGCCTTTGATAATAATAATTGCGAAATTATGTTTAAACTCGATAAGCCCAACCCAACATGCGGTCGAGCTAGCTTAATAATAGAGTTTATAACTAATAGATAATCTTATGTCTATATTCACAGCAACAAGCGGTCCTATTAATGTAAAGCCGCAAATTATAAACTCACGCCCGCAAACCATGGCACAACTTATTGATGTAATTTCTGATATTATAGATGATGTACAAAATGAATATACCACTCAAATTATGGAAGCTATTCTGGCTTCTATACGCTTTTGTGAGCACGATCTTTTCTTTTTTAACGAGGGACAAAAATTATTATTACAAACAATTTCAGGAGTGGCTCAATATGCAGCCAAGGAGATGGTTAATATAAGGAGCTTAATATTAGATAACGCAACAGCCCTTGTAAAATGTCGTTTTAGACCTGTAGATAATAGTCTTGGAAAGCCTTTATATTATGCTTGTTTTGATGGTTCAATTTTTTTATATCCTACACCTAATAAAAAATATAATTTGTATGGGGTTAGCGCACCAGTAAAGCTAGGTGATATTGATAATATAAATACGCCTAATAATTGGTTTATTTATGCTTTTGATATGATAAAATCTAGAGCCTGCTATGAGCTTTATGCTACAATTTTAGATGATGATAGGCAAGCGCAAAAATATTTAATAAAATTTAATGAAGAGCGAAACATTTTAAAAGCAGAAACCTCAAAGCGCAATGGAACATCCTTTGTTAAAATCACGGAATTTTAGCGATGAGTATTATACCAATTGCAAAATTTGCTCCAGACATTGCTGATATAAATGCTAATGCTAGCGCTGATATTTTAAATGTTTTACCAAGCAAATTATCATATATTGCTGCTCCAAAATTTAAAAAATATACATTACCATTGCCGGGCAAAGTATTTGGAAGCATATCTATTAAAGATGCAAATGATGAAACTTATATATTTGTTGGGTTAGAAGATAAAATTGTATCATTAAGCAATACTGGCTATGATTGGATAAATGTTAGCCGCGAGGGAAAAGGGTATAATGCTGGTGAACTTTCGCCTTGGTGTTTTGCCGTATTTGGCAATTATGTTATAGCTGTAAATCAAAATAATAATCCGCAGGTTCTAGAGCTTAGAAAAGACAGTAAATTTAAAGATTTATCTGGTGATCCGCCAAAGGCGGGTATTGTACGTGTATGGGGCGATTTTGTTTGCCTAATGAATATAGTAGACAAGCCCAATAGGGTACATTGGAGTGGGCTTAACGATATAACACATTGGAAACCAGGAGAAAAAAGTAGCGATTATCAAGATTTTCCAGAAGGTGAAATAGTACAAGGTTCTAATGATGCAACTAACCCTATTATTTTAATGCGTAGCGCAATTTATGCGGCGCAATTTTTACCAGGTTCTGATGTTATTTTTAGTTTTAAAAAAATACATAGCAAAGTGGGGGCAAAATCTTCTTTATCTATAGCTTGTCATGGTGAAATGGCTTTTTACATTGATGAAGGTGGTTTTTTTCAAATAGATGGCTCAGGTCAGATATTCGCTATTGGAAAAAATATTTTAGATAATACCATATTTAGCCATGTTAAAACTAAAAATCTAAATAATATGCAAGCTACTATGGATCCATATAATAGCCGAGTATATTTTGCAGTAGATTATCATGATGTTGGTTATTTTGATCGTATTTTTGTATATGATTTTATTTTGCAATTATGGTCACAAATAGAGGTTAAAATTATTAATTTAATGCCATTATATTTACGTGGTTATAGCCTAGAGGATTTAGATAATATCAGCAAAAATATTGACCTATTACCATCCTCGCTAGATTCAAAAGCATGGCAAAAAGGCGCTCCCTTATTGGGCGCCATTGACAATAATAATATTTTAGGATTTTTTCTGGTGCCAATATGAA